AAAAGATATGTCTGATTTTGAAATCTTTTATCAAGCCTATCCAAGACACGAAGGACGAGGGCAAGCGGAAAAAGCATACAAGTCCGCTTTGAAATTAACCACTCGTGATAATCTTTTAGAATCCTGTCAAGCCTATGCCTCCCATCATGCCGCCGCCAAAACTAATAAGCAATACATAAAGCTTCCAACCACATGGCTTAAGGGCAAGTGTTGGGAGGACGAGCTGATAGAACCGCAAGCAAGGGGCAAGCCAGGGCAAGATGATTTTGCTAATAAATTATTCGGGAATGGAGGGGTGATAGACATATGAACAAGGACGAAGTTAAAAAACTAATAATGCTTAACCGTGTTAATTACCCAGATTCTAAAATGGGCAATATGAGCCAAGCCGAAATTAATTTATTAGTTGATGATTGGTACTCCGATCTTAAGGATTATCCCTCTGAATTGATTTTTGAATTATACCGTGAAGCTAAAAAAGAATGTAATTTTCCTGTTAAAACGGCAGATATATTTAACAAAATGAAGTTAATTAGAAAAGCCAATATGCCAACAACCAATGAACTATGGTATCAATTTTTACAAGACGGTAAGCACATACATGAACTTGTTAGTCATTTTTGGTGCGATCACTATATGTCTGAAAGCGGCAAATGGTACACGGGTAGGCAGCTAAAGCAAGAAGCACAAGAATACTTTGACGGCATGAACCCTATGATTAAGCGGTTTGCAGGTGATATTTACCGCTTAAGCGATTATATGAAAATGCCCGATTCGGAGCTTGAAAATATTACCTTTAGTTATTTTCGGCGGTATGCCGAGGATATGCAGCAGAGATCAGAAACGCTTGAATTTACTAATCCGGCATTGACCGGGCAAAATAATAAAATGATAGAGGGGTGAAGTGATGAGGGAATACCTTATAAGCTATGCAATGGAGTTAAGGAATGGGCTTATTGGTTTTGGTCAAACTTCTATTTTAAGCAAAGGAACGCCGAGTGGCATAGACCTAAGTAGGGTTGGAGAAAAGATAGAAAGTGGCGAGGACGTGGTTCACGTGGCGATCCTGGGTGTTGTTAAACTTGGTAAATCTAAGGAGGCCGAAGATGGGCGGTAAAATGAGCTTAGTGGTTTATGGTGAGCCAGTAGCACAAGGTAGACCGAGGTTTAAGTCAGCTCGTGGTGGCTTCCCAGTGGTTTACGATCCCACAAAAAGCAGAGATTACAAGGACTACATAAAACTGGCAGCAGCACAGCAATTACAAGGGCAAGCACCGTTTAAAGGGGAATTGGCATTAAGCGTTCGGGTATATCGTCCCTTGATAAAAATGAGCAAAAAGAATATAGCTCTTGCCGAAAGTGGCGACCTCCAACCAATTACGAAGCCAGACTTGGATAATTACGTAAAGGCGGTCAAGGACGCATTAAAAGGGATATGTTGGCTTGATGATAGCCAGGTGGTGTCATACAAAGAGCCGTTTGGTAAATACTATTCAAGTAAGCCGAGGGTAGAAGTTGACGTAATGAGCAAGGACTACATAGACCCCGATGATATTAAAATCGGCGGCACAGACTAGCACAATATATAGCGTTCTAAGCTAATATAAGCCCCATAGGTGGCACAGAACATACGTTCTAGGGTATTTCTATACCGAGCAGAATTGGACAGGCTGAGGAGCGTTTAGGAAGGGCAATGTATAAATATTAATTAAACGAATAGGGGTGATAATATGACGACTTACTTAGCGATAATGATAACCTTATTGATTTTAACTCAAATAGTTAGGGTGATACAAAATACTATAAGCCTACGCATGAACGACGAAGTCCATATTAGAAACGAGCGGATATATTATATCTACCTCAAGATAGAAAAGGCAATAGATAAATACCTAAACGAAAGCGAGGGCTGATTATGGCAAAGCCATACTTATCAAAATTTGACTTGTTTATGTGGAAGATGGAGGAGCTTAATTCTGAACGGTTGGAAGCTAAGCGAAAATCGCTTGATGATAGAGCACCTAAGGAAATACGGCAGGAAAACGAGCAAAAGGCGGCAGACTTGGAAATAAAAACACGGCAGGCAATACTTGATTTTGTAAAGGAGGGCGCAAAATGAATCCAGCTTATAGCTTGATAGCTAAATACAGCAAGAGTATGACAAGCGAAAGTAAGATTGCGGTGCTTCATAGTTTAGGCAGCGGCAAGAAGTTTTGCAGGGATATTTACCAGGAATCAGGGATAAGCAGCACGGCTATTCAGTTTGCTTTAAAGGATTTGGCGGCGCAGGGGTTGGTAGGGCATACCATTACGCACGGATTAAAGCAGTACTATTTGACTAAGCCAGACCAAACGATAGACTTTATGAATAACTTGGGGCTGTTTGCATTAGATGTTGAAAAAGTAAGTTAAAGGGCGGTGATTAAGTGGACGAGCTGGGCGCAAAAAAATTAATAGCGGCAATATTAAAGCAAGCCTATGATGATTATACTACTGGCGATACCTGCCCTGAATGGTGCGAATTTAAGGGTGAGTGTGAAGATAATAAATATGACATAAACCAATGCGACGCTAAAAACTTTCTACATTCTGCCTGGTGTGCCTCCCTCTGTGAAGGGCTAGACCTGGAATATGATACATATGTTAAAGCCTGTATAGATAAACACCTATTAAGCAAAAATACTTATCGCTATACCGAAAACGAGATCAAAAATTATAAGGACAATATTAAAGAATTAAGCCGCCTTAAAGATAATCTAATATTAACTACTCCCGAAGCACAGGAAATTAGAGGTAGTTGTCCGGGAGATTCCACGTTAAACAAAGTTATTAAAATCAGTCAAGACAAGCAGATCGCTAAAATGGAGAAGTCGATCAAGGCGATTGACAAGGTATACAACAATCTTAGTAGTGATAAAAAGGCCGTAATGGATAACTTTTGGCAAGGCAGGTATACCAATAGGGGGTTAGCCGATAAGATATGCGTAAGTGAGCGGTCAATAAAACGGTGGCGCAGGCAAATTGTGTATTCTGTGGCGATTGAGTTAAATTATTTATAGGTTGTCCCACGATGGCACTTTTTGGATAATAAAATGTGATATGCTAATATCATCAAGTAGTTTAAAGAACGCCTTCCGGGGCGTTTTTTGTTTGCTAGTTTTTAGGATGCTTGCAGCCACAAGCAAAATGGGTGAATCTAGGGAAAAAACACAGAGCAAATGTATAGCCAGGGTGGGCGGCTAGCTCTGAATCGAGAAGGGCGGTGATTTTACGAGCGGTCTTAGTGAATGGTGGCAGGCCGAAGCTATTAAGCAATGGCGAGAGGGTAAAAGCTGGAACGCAATAGCAGAAGATATACAAGATAGGTTCTTAAGAATGGATACCTTATTGTCTGCGAAAGAGAAAATCAGGGGCTATATTAGGTCAACAGAGGAATATAAGCAGTCAAGGCAGCCAGTAGAATCACAGCAACCAATTAATAGACCTGTTGGAGTATTTTCAGATCCGCATATACCCTTCGATCATCCGGGTTTTTTGCCATTTCTTATAGATACTTTTAAGCAGTATAATGTAGGGCAAATAGTTTGTTTAGGTGACTTAGTTGATAATCATGCCATTAGCCGCCATCAAACGGAAACCTGCGCTAAGTCTGCCTGTGACGAATTAGATTTGTCAATCGCTAGGGTAGCGGAGTATGTTAAGGCATTTCCAGTACTTAAAATGGCTATCGGAAATCACGATACCAATATTGAGCGACAGGCGGCAACGGTTGGCATTGATAAGCGATTCTTAAAGTCAAGACATGATTTACTAGGACTCCCTAAGACATGGGAGCTGGCAGAGGAATTTATCATTGACAATGTGCTTTATAAGCATGGCTTAAACTGTTTAGGTAAAGATGGGGCAGTTAATACAGCAATACAAGAAAGAATGTCAACGGTCATAGGCCATTCACATTCTTTTGGTGGCTGTAAGTATTCAGCAAATAAACGGTCAATCATATTTGGCTTAAACGTGGGCTGTGGTATTGATATTGACGCTTATGCCTTTGCTTATGGCAAGCATGATAAATTTAGACCTACTTTAGGTTGCGGCATAGTATTTAGTGATAGCTATGCGATATTTGTACCGATGCCAGCTAGATTTTTTAGAAGTTAGGCTTAAACATAAGGAATAGGGTAGCTCCCAACAAGGACGGTATTCTCCACCGTCCTTTTCTTATGCTAAAAAGCGGAGAAATAAAATAACACAAGGAGAGGTGTTTATAATGGAAGTTTGGAAAGATGTTGTTGGTTATGAGGGCATATATCAAGTAAGTAATTTAGGACGAGTTCAAAGGCGTATACGAAAAAAGAGTGGACGGGTAAAGGGATTTACTAGGGGAGTAATATTAAAACCCGAACAATGCATCAATGGTTATCTTCGTGTAAGGCTTTATTTCAATGGTATCGGTAAACATTGCCTTATCCATAGACTTGTTGGCATGGCTTTTATAGACAACCCTAATGGTTATCCAGAGATAAACCACAAAGACGAGGTTAAGCAAAACAACTCTGTTAATAACCTTGAATGGTGTACGGGTAAATATAACTCAAATTATGGTACTGGTAGAATAAGGGCGTTGGCTAATACAGATATAAAGAAAAAAACAGCAAATACTGACTATGAAAAAATCGCACAAAAAACACGAAAGAAAGTTAAGCAAATAGATTTAAGTGGAAAAATTATTACCACATGGGAGGGTCAAAAACAAGCCGCTCAGTTACTTGGCATTCGGCAAGGGGCTATTTCAAATTGCTGTGTTGGCAGAACAAATACAGCAGGTGGCTATAAATGGCAATATGCCTAATACAGACACAAACAGCCCCATATTATAACGGCTTGTAGGGGCTTAAATTAGGGCTTACACATAGTCTTAGAAATAACTAAGACAATAGGGCAAAAAGAAAGACCCGCGAGGGGTCAATCTTGTTCTTCTTCTAGAAAATCAATTGCTAGTTTGATTCCGGCTATCTCAGACTTTAGGCGTAAATACCATACAATGTCAAATTTTAATGATTCTTCTAATGTTGGATTAGCCATATCGTTTATTTCTAATAATTGAAGCTCTAGTTTATCGACCCACCATTTGAGCCTTTCTAATACCTTCTCGTAGCTCTTCTCATAATCCATTTCATTCCCCTTTCTACCTGTTATTTTGACCGACAGGCGGCGGCTTGGGGTGGTTATTTTTTTACTGTCCGCTTTTCGTCTAATTTGATTTTATATGATTTTTCGGCTAAGTCTTGTAGTTCGGCCATTTTAGCGGTTGTGATAATCTTTGCGTGGCAAAGTGCCTGTACATATCCTTGTGCTGCTGCAACATCCTTTGGCGATCCCACGCCAGCTGCTTTTCGTTGTGCGAAGTTGACTAGATTAATCTTTTCGTTAATATCCATTATATAGCCTCCTATTTTATTTTCCCGGCGGCTATGGTATTATATATTTACCATGCCGCATTTGGTTTGGCGGTAAAGCCTTTGATCGTCTATGTGATAGTGGAGCGATTAGGGGCTTTTTCTATTTCTTCTGTTCATTTAGTTTGTAATTTGCTATCCAGTATTCAATTTGTTGTGCCGCCGATCTGTGTTCAGCTTCTGCTATCTTAAATAGTTTAGTCTTAATTTCCGGCTTAATCCTGATTGTCAGTGTGTCAGTCTTTGCCACTTGTTTGCACCTCCCTTGTGATTACATTGTAACATAGCACAATTGCCGTGTCAATAGTCATTTTGCAGGGAGTTTAAAAATAATTTTAGAAAGTTAAAAATATCCGGCAGATTACCCGGAAGTTGATTATATTAAATGGAGGTGAAATAATGACAAAGAAAATAAGGGGAAAAGGACGGCCGGCAAAGTATACTAAAGCCGAAAAAGAAGTAATTAGGGCCGCTTTTACTAAATACATAGAAGGAACAGAGCTACCAATTATTAAAGAGTTTGCGTTAAAACAGGGAGTGAACAGGGTTTGGCTTTATGGTCAGGAGGACTTTGCTACACTTATAGATGCGTGCCAGGATAAAAAAGAGGTTGAGCTGGAGAAAGGCGCACTAACAGGTAAGTATAAGGAAAAAACGGCTAACTTTTCTTTAATGCAGTTGGGCTGGCGTAGTAACCAGGATTCTAATTTATCTGGTAGTGTGAAGATTGAATTAGGTAAAGACCTTGACGATTTTGCCGGATAATATACAAAAAACACCAACCTTTTGAGCTGGTGTTTTACCTGCTAGTTTACATAACAGTTATTATCGGTATATACGAAAGCCCCCCCCTAAATTTGATAAGGGAGGCCTCTTCTATTACTATTATAAGGCATGGGTATGCGTGTGTCAATGGGTGTGTGGGTATATTATCGGAAGTAAAACAAAGGCGATCCCCGGAAGAGGGGGGAGGGGGGTTAAGGGTACCTATATATCCCCATCCTAAAATTTCACTAAAACTCGATTGTTAGCTATACTAACTATCTAATGATTATGGCTTAGTTATATGGTTAGAAAAACATTAATACAAAGAACAAGATATACCGTTTTGTAAAAGTGCCATTTTAGGTATATATAGCTGGTGTTAAGACTGATTTAGGGGTGAGGCTTAAACCCTCAGTGTATGAGGCTTAAACCCTCACCCCTTGGCAGTGGGATTAAACTATAAAGCAGCAGTATAACGGATAGGAGTGATTTAATTGGGAAGATCGGAGATTTTAACCGTTGCGGTACATACTGATGAAACTAGAAGCGGTAAAACTTTTACCACCATAACTAACCTTGATACTAAGGAGGAAATAGATTCGTTTTGGACAGAGCAGAGAAGAAACCCAAGCGGTAGACCGCCAGACGGAAAGCAGCCCCACTTCTATAAACTATATAAAACTAACTGGAATGAGATAGTTAAGCGAAAACACCTACAGCCATATGAGGCAGGTGTTTTTTTTATGGTATTAAGCTTTGTTGGATGGGAGAGTAATTTTATAATTCACCCCAAAACCGGGGCTAATCTTAATTGCTCTCAGCTTGCAGACCTGCTCGACATTGAGCGTATGCAGCTTGCCAACACAATGCAAGCACTTAACAGAAAAGGACTAATCGCCATTGTTAAATGCGGTGACGGCAATAGCAACCACTATATGCTAAACTCTAACGTGGTCTTTTGGGGTAGTAAGATTAAGGACGTTTCTGAACACTCTCGCTTTATAAAGGACTGTCCCCTAGAGTTACCCATTGAATTGAAATATAAGGAAAGAGAGCCAAAATAATATGGCTGACATAAATAAAATGATGCCCGTCCCAAATCCAAAACAAGTAGAGTTTTTTAAGGCAAGAACGAAATATACTGCTTACGGAGGGGCAAGGGGTGGGGGTAAGTCGTGGGCTATCCGGTGGAAAGCAACACTTGGTGCTTTAAAGTTTGCCAGAATAAAAATACTTATTATTCGCCGTACTTACCCTGAGTTAAATGAGAACCATATATTACCGCTAATGTCCATGCTGAACGGTATTGCAAAATATACCGACAAAGATAAGGCATTTGTATTTACTAATGGTTCAAGAATAAAACTTGGCTACTGCTTTACCGATGCTGACTTGTCACAATATCAAGGGCAGGAATATGATTGGATATTTATAGACGAGGCAACTCAGATTACGGAATACCAATTTAATACTTTTAAAGCCTGCCTGCGTGGTGTTAATAATTTTGATAAAAGGATATATATTACCTGTAATCCTGGTGGAGTAGGACATCAATGGGTGAGGAGGCTATTTATTGATCGTCAATACCGTGAGGGTGAAATACCAGAAGAACATAGTTTTATACAGGCTAGGGTGTACGACAATACGGCTTTAATGGAATCAGACCCCGGCTATCTAAGAAACCTACAGAGCTTACCGGAAGAACGCCGCAAGGCGTGGTTAGATGGTTCTTGGGATATATTTTCCGGACAATATTTTTCAGAATTTAATAGGGATATTCATGTTATCAAGCCGTTTCTTATTCCTCCTCATTGGCAGCGGTTTAGGTGTCTTGATTACGGACAAGACACTACCGCCTGCCTCTGGTGTGCGGTTGATAATTCTGGCAGGATATACACATATAGAGAACTACACGAACCTGGATTAAATCTGTCAGATGCCGCAAAGCGAATAGTTGTTATGACAGATAAGACCGAGGATATCAGGTATACAGTTGCCTCCCCTGACTTATGGAACAGGCGGCAGGAAAGAGGGGAAAGCGGAGTTGAAATTATGCTCAAGGCTGGGCTTGCTGGGCTTAGAAGGGCAGATAATAAAAGAATCCCAGGATGGCGGTTGATGCGAGAATATTTAAAGGTTACACCAGATGAATACGGCAATGATAGTGCAATGTTGTTAATATTTGAAAATTGCCACGCCTTAATTAAAAGCATACCGTCTCTACTTTATGACGAAAAGAAACGAGAAGACGTTGCCGGCGAACCGCACGAATACACTCATGCACCGGAGGCGTTGCGCTATGGCTTAAGGAGTAGACCGCCCCTCCCAAGTATGAAGATAGAAAACGAGGAACCGTTGCCGGATAAGCGTACTTCACACAGAAAAAAACAAACTATAGTTGGCGGTAAGTCGGTGAATATAAGGGGGTTATTTTAGTGTCAAGTTTAATATTGGGAATGATCGGATTTATCTTAGCCGGTGCGATTTTTGCAGCCGGCTTTTATTATGGTCAAAAGCAGCAAGTACCAGATCAAGGGGAACGTAAAGAAACACCGGAAGATGAAAAGGCTAAGCGAGAAAAGATAAGCAAGGGTGTTAATAATATCGCTACATATGCCGGCATGAAAGGTAGGGATAAATCGTGATTATAAGTAACCTTGTTAATGGTGATATGTCCCTACAAGATATTTGGGGAGCCTATCAGGACGGTATAGACTATAACGCTCTAATAGAACTACCAGAAACCGTTGAAGAAAATAATTATATGTATATCGGTAGGCAATGGGAGGGGATTGAAACAGAGGGACTTCCTACTTCCGTACTCGACATTATTAAGCCTACCGTACAGTTTAAGGTTGCAAATATTATGTCCTCACAAACCAAGATAGTAACTAAGCCCATTGGACTTGCCGGTAAGCCTAACGACCACCAGGTGCAGGTTTCTAAAATAGTAAATGACCAATTGGATAAGATATGTGAGCGCATCGACCTTAATAGTATACTGTCTACTCTTATGACAAGAACCGCTGTTGATGGTGACGGTGCTTGGAATGTTTTTTGGAATGAGGATATCCAGACAGGCGAATCTGTCAACGGGGATATTGATGTAGAAAACATAAGTAATGTTCATATTTATTTTGGTAATGTAACTGAACCAGATCCCCAAAAGCAGCCCTATATAATAGTAGAGCGGAGAGAATATATTTCGCTATTAAAATCTTATGCTAAAGCAATAGGGTTAGGCGAAGATGAAATTGACACCATTCAGCCCGATACCGAGAACCAATTCACTATTATTAATGATGATAACAGGGTAACGGTACTGACTTTTTATTATCGTGACTATGAAACAAAGACAATAAAAATGATCGAGTGTACACAAAATCTTATATTGCAAGAGCAAGATACCGGGCTTAAATTATATCCTGTATGTTGGCAAAATTGGGAGCCAAGGCTAAACGATTATCACGGTGAATCTCTTGTATCGGAAATGGTAACCAACCAGATTACTATAAATAAAATGGCTAGTATGCAGGCAATTAGCCTTTCAAGGACTGCTTTTCCGACCATTCTTTATAATTCATCGTTAATACCTGATGGTTGGGATAATTCGGTAGGTGCTGCAATTGGCATTGAAAATCTTTGGGACGTCAACGCCAAAGACGTTGCAACTACTATTGACCCGGCTAATCATTCTAGTCAACTTGACAAGTTTATTGAATTTATGCTTAATACTACAAAAGACCTTAATGGCATTAATGATACTGTACTTGGCAGCATCAACCCTGAAAATACCAGTGCTATTATAGCCGTGCAAAAATCATCTACAGTTCCGCTTAAACTTAATGAAATAAGAGAGCATAAATTCTTACAGGACTTCGCCCGTATCGCTATTGACTTTATGGCTAACTATTACGGAGAACGTTCTGTTTTAATGTTCAATAAGGAATCGGGGGAAAATGAAGTAAGATTATTTAACTTTGACGAGTTACAAAATGTTGCACTAAATATTAAGATTGAAGTGGGGGCCTCCTCATATTGGAGCGAGATTGGGGAAACTCAAACATTAGAAAACCTACTTGACAGACAGATTATAGATAATAAGCTATTTGTCGAGCTATTGCCGGTTGGGAACTTGTCCGAAAAGAATAAGGTGCTTGAGTATATCATTCGGCAGGAGCGAGCGCAATTAATGGCAGATACACAAGATGGGATAGGATCGGTAATAGAAAAAACCCTTGAATTAGCTGGCAGAGCTGAAAAGCTGCGACAAGCCAATCCACGGGCTTATGAAAAAGTGATTCAAAAAGTATCAAATAAAATTATGGGCTAAACCAAGCCCAACGGCTAAACCAAGCCGAGAAAGGACTACACAATGGACGAAGATAACATTATGGATTCAGAAGAACAAGAAGAAATAGAGAACGATAAGGTAATTGCCTCAGAGGAATACGGCAGTGACTTTCTGGCAGGATTTGATGAAGATGGAGAAACGGGATCCTCCGAAGATGATGGCTTTGACGATGAAGAAGAAAAGGAAGAAATCAAGGAGGAAGAAGAATCCAAAGAAGAAACGTCTAAATCCGAAACCGAAAAGAAAGAGGAAGAACCTCCCAAGGAAGAGGTTAAGGAGGAAGAGGTTAAGGAGGAAAAGCCGGCCGAACCACTAAAGATCGTATTTCTCGGTAAAGAACATGAAGTACCAGACGAAGAAATAAAAGATTGGGTACAGCGTGGATTTAATGAAAAGCGAATGTCTGAAAAGATAAAGCAGTACGAGGAAGATAGTAAGATACTTGATGAATTTCAAGACCTTGCTTTTTTTTATAAGCTCGAACCGAAAGAATTTGCTAAGCGCACAGTAGAAATGCAGCGGCAATTTGAAATTCAGAAGCTTATGGAAGATGGTACACCGGAAGATAAGGCTAAAAAATTATTTGAACTGGAATATAGTTCCGCTACTAAAGCTAGGGCAAACCAGCCTAAACCAAAGGCTCCTGAGCGTGACTTTGTTTCAGAGTTCAATCAACTAAACAGCATAAGACCGCAGACAATCGGATTGACAAGGCTTCCTGCTGATGTTGATGCCGCTATAAAGAAAGGCGTACACGTGGTTACTGCCTACTTGAATTATGAGAACAAGGAAAAGGACAAAGAGATAAACCAACTCAAGTCCGACCTTGGCAAATTCAAGGAGGATGAGCGGAAAAGAGAACAGGCTGAAAAAGCCAAGAACGCACCGAAAAGCCAGAAAGGTACAGGCGGCGGTGCTAAAAAGGTTGATTCCTTCTTGCAGGGATTCAACGAGGATTATTAACTTAAAATTGAAAGGATTGATTTATAATGACTGTAAATTTAGCGAAAAAATATTCCCCCAAAGTTGACGAGAGATTTAAGGTTGGAACTCTTACAGGTGGGGCTGTAAACAATGATTATGAATGGACTGGCGTGAGCGCAGTAGAGGTTTATTCCATTCCTACTGTTGCTATGGGAGATTATGCCAGAACTGGCTCTAGTCGTTATGGTACTCCTTCTGAACTCCAAGATACCTTACAGGAAATGCTGCTTGCCAAAGATAGGGCTTTTACCTTCACTATTGACAAGGGCAACGAGATGGAGCAGATGGGCGCAAAAGAAGCTGGCAAAGCCCTTCGCAGACAGATTGATGAAGTTGTAATCCCTAGATTTTGGGGCGCTGCAGCGTAAGTTGTAGATGAAACCATCCTAATTGCTGGAAACTCCTAAACAGGACAATCAGCAGCTAAGCTATGTTAAATAAAAGGCACACTCAAGGAGGCGTACCGATGGAATTATGGAAGCCCGTAAAAGGCTATGAGGGGCATTATGAAGTTTCAACACATGGTAGAATACGAAGCGTAGATCACCAAACAAATTGCGCTATTAAGCATAATACAAGCGTAATAAAAAAAGGCAAGATACTTAAGCTCAACCTAAAGAAGACCGGATATTTAACATTCGATGCTTCTTTTTTTAATGGCGTAAAAACGAAATCAGTACACAGGGTGGTAGCCGAGGCATTTATCCCCAATCCTAACAATGAGCCTTGTGTAAACCACATTAACGCCATTAAAACTGATAATAGGGTTGAAAATCTTGAGTGGGTATCTTACTTAAAAAACTCTCAACACGCCGCAAGTCTTGGTTTATTATATGGTGGGTTGAGAAAGCAAATAAAATGTGTTGAAACCGGAATAGTTTTTCCTAGTAGCTACCAAGCAGCAGAATGGCTAAATAAAACAAAATACCGATATTCAAAAGATATTGGCGGTATGAGCCGTAATATCAGGGCGGTGTGTTGTGGTAAGAGGCGCTCTGCGTTTGGTTATAGATGGGAAAATTTAGCATAGAAAGTTCAACGACTAGCTATTATAGCGTACACTCAAGCGAGTGGAAATGGATAGCCCATCGTAAAGATGGTGAAGAGATAGTCTTATCTATACAGTAATGTATAGCTGTTTATAACGGATATGATTTAGCGAATCATATTGAAAAACGATGGAAATCGATGTTTACCGTCTGTTACGCATGGTTACTAAAAACGGACATAGTGCAAGCGGAGCGGTATCTGCTACCAATGCCTATTCGGTATTTTTAACCGCACAAAACGTACTCGGTGATGCCAAAGTTCCACAAAGCGGTAGAATGTGTTTCTGCTCCTATACTTACTTAGGTTTTATTAAACAGGATGACACCTTTATTAAAGCCTCTGATGTTGGACAGAAAATGCTTATCAATGGACAAGTTGGAACTGTTGACGGCGTTCCCATTATCCCCGTTCCTTCGTCTTACTTACCAACGGGAGATTCCTTTATCCTTACCCACAAATCAGCTACTGTTGGGCCTCAGAAACTCAAAGACTATATTACGCACAAGAATCCTCCCGGAATCAACGGTACTCTTGTTGAAGGCCGTGTAATCTATGATGCGTTCGTATTGAATAACAAGATCAACGCTATCTACACGCATTATACTTCCGGCACTATTGTTGCCGCCCCTACCGCTACTTATGTCGGAAGCTCCACTGATACCATCACCCTTGCTTCCGCAACCGGTGGATCTACAATCAAGTATACACTTGATGGCACAGACCCCCGTGATAGTACAACCGCCGTAACTTATGCTTCTCCGCTTGATACATCTGGTGATGCGGCCGGCACTGTCTATGCCTTTAGAATGTACGCTACCCATGCCGGGAATATCGACAGTGTTGTTTCCGAGGCTACTGTAACGGTATCTGCTTCCTAGGAGGTTTAATTCATGGCTTATGTCTTAATCATTAAGCAGAACGACTATAGGTGTAGTGCCTGCGGTGAGGCGATGGGGGATATGCATACCAGTAAGGGCGTGTGTCCTCATTGCAATGAACCGCTTTTGGGTGCTATACCTATCAATGATTTTAAAAGGGAGGTTTCGGTAGCCCCGAAGCCTCCTGTTGTAAAGAAAGCTGTGCCGAAAAGTACACCAAGTACTAAGGCAAAGAGTACTAAGAAGAAATAAGGGAGGGGGTTTTATCCCCTTCCCTTTCTAAAAGGAGGATAATTATGCTGACAGTACAAGAGGTGTACGACCTTTCTATTAAGCTTATGAATGAGCAGGACGATTCAACGGGTACAACTGATTCGAGCGAATTGGACACATATAAAAATCGAGCATTAGCACTTATAAACATACTTGTAAGTGAATTATATAATTTATCCGATAATACCTCCTTTCCTTCTACTACTAAGCCTATACCAGCCCTAGTCACCGCCTTTACGGATGGCGTTGACCTTGACGATCGGTTAGCGGTCAATGTCCTTCCGTTTGGGCTGGCTGGTTATTTAAAGATGGGAGAAGATAGCGAGAATACTTCGCAAACATTTTTAGTTAAATACGAAAGCCTTAAAAAGGTATATGCCAAGAAGAAACCTACGGCAAAAGTAGCCATTACCAATGTATACGGTTCATTATCCAGCTCTGTAAGGGGTGAGATAACAAGTGAAGAAAGTTAATTTAAAGATAGAAAATTTTCTTGGCCTTAATGAAAGCCCTGACGGTGATAGTGGATTGAAACCCGGTGAAGCAGCGGACATGACAAACTTTAGGATAACTTACGAAAATAACCTTAAGAAGATGTCCGGCTATAGCCTTTATACCTCTGATGCAGGGGAAGAGGACATAGACGGTATGACCTGGTGGGGTGATTTATTTATCTTTGCTACAGATGGCAAGGTATTCACCTATGATGGCGAGGCTAACACAGAGCTTACTTTTGATACAGACGTAACCTTGACCGCTGGCAAATGTACGCTCTTTGTCTTTAAGGATAAGCTTTATATTCTTAACGGGCATGAGTACTTATCTTGGGCTGGTGGTACGGCAGACATAATAGAAGTCGTGGGATATACTCCGACTATATTAATAGCCTCCGATCCTGATAGTGGGGCTGGCACTGAATACGAGCCAATCAATCAGCTAATCGGGCAGAAGATACAAAACTTTAACGGTGACAATTCTACCGTTTTATATCAGCTTGCCGAAACCGATATAACAAGCGTTGACAAGGTTATAGCCGATGGCAGTACACTATCTACAAGCGATTATTCTGTAGACCTTGGGGATGGTACCGTAACGTTTGATACGGCTCCTGCCGATGGCCTAGACAATGTTATTATTACTTGGACTAAAGCCGTAACCAATAACATGATTAAAATGAAATACGTGCAATTCTTTGGCGGTGAGAACAATACAAGGGTATTTGTTTACGGTGATGGTTCTAATACCATTTACTATAGCGAACTGGAAACCGGATCAACAACTGTTTCGGCTGAATACTTCCCCGAACTAAACCGCATGGACATTGATCTTGACAGCATACCTGTAACCGCCTTGGTTCCTTATTATAGCCGGTTATTTATTTTTAAAGAGGATAGTGTTTATTATGCGACTTATTCAACCCTAACCGGTGATGATGGACGGGTTATAGTAACCTTTGCAACCAATAACGTGACAAAGAGCGTGGGTTGTTCGGTTTATAACGGTGCATTGAGTGTGCCAAATGGTATAATATTCCCATCAAATGACGGGGTATATATCGCCAAAGGCGGCTATGTTTACGAACAAATGTCGGAAAATCTTATCAGTAAGAGGGTAGACAAGACATATAAGACGTTCGACCAAAGTAATATGCTGACATTAAATAATCAGACTTTGGGTGAAGCGTGGTTTATTGACAATAACAACGTGCTTGTATATAACTACCGCAATGACACCTGGTATAAACTTGATATTTTGGAATCAGCTTTGAGCGTAATTTATAACGATGGCACTATCTATTTTGGCAATGATGCCGGAGAGATATTCAACTTTGATAGTAGCCTTTCTTACAACGGCGAGGATATAGACGCTTATTGGGAATCCGGCTCAATGGACTTTGGTTATTTTAATAATAAGAAGTGGATAGACCGCATTTGGCTTACCTTAAAAAGTGAGGCTAATTCAAGCGTTACTGTTGATCTGGAAAGTGACATAACAAGCAGCTATCCCGATAAAACATTATCACACGGGGTTGCAACGTTTACTAATGTTAACTTTGCCAACTTTTCTTTTAATACCAATAGTAAGCCTGCCTCAAAGCTTGCCAGAATAAAGGCTAAAAAGTTTACCTTTTTAAAACTCATATTAAAAAATGATTCTTCTACCGATACCTGTACTGTAATGAATATAACCGCCCCTGTTGAGGTTGGCGGTATTACTAAATAAGGGGGTTTAACAATGGCATTTACTGAATATACGGAAGATACAAATATAATCGCCTCCCTTCCCGATGATCCTAACGATAGTGGGGGGCTAACAGCGGCACAGCTCAAGGCGAAGTTTGACGAGAACGCAGATAATATTGTTGGATTTATTAATGACAGCCTGATAGCGGAGCTAAATTCTACTACAAGCAGTTCAAGCGGTGCTGATAATCTTGGCTATGCCGGGGTTATTGAGGGGGTAGACACGGTTAAGGAGGCACTCGATTTTATATTTGCCGCTGGAAGTGGCGAGATACCGCCTGACGATACAGTGACAGAAGCAAAAATAGTGGACGGAGCGGTAACCACTGATAAAATTGCAGACGAAGCCGTAACTACTGAAAAAATA